GTTGACCGAGCCGATCGCGATGCCCCAATTGGTTGTGCCTTGCGGGGATCCGCTGTCCCATTTCTTCGAGAATTCCGGGTTGCCGATGTAAAGATAGTTCCCCACAGCAAAGAAACTGGACTGCTTCGCCTGCGTCTTCGTTTGGATGGTTGTTGCAGCTCCAGTCGGCGAAAGCTGGTAGACGCCTGTGGTCGTGTCCACGATGGGAAGAAGCGTTCCGGTAGATACCGGCTGAAAGGTAAAGAACTTCTGCGGGATGCCAGTGATCGCATTCGAGTTGTAGGGAATGAATCCAGCGGCGCGCTGCAAGGTCGAGCGTACCGTGATCTCAGCATTGGAACCGCTCAGGATGGCATCGTAAAGCTCGATCAACCTGCGACCGAAGATGCGGATGGGAACTGCTAAACGATTTCTCTGTGAGATGACGCCGGTATAAAATCGCTCAACTTCAATCGGCCCGGTTTCAAATGTGTGAGGAATCAGCCACCTCGTAGGATCGGCAAATCGGGGAACATACTTTCGTGTCGGAGCTCTTGGTCCTTGCTTCCGAGCGCTTTCAAGATCATTTGCTGCGCGATGATGTAGCTGTTGGCTGCCCGGGGATCTTCCCACCAGTCGAGTGCCGCAGCCTTGACGTAAGCCCTCAGCACATAGCCCAAATCGTCTGGCCAGGGAGTCCACTGCCCGTTCAAGTCCGTGAGCAGAGGAGCACGGGCCTGATAGAACAGATAGACTCCCCAGATTTGGGACGAGGGCACGGGCCAGGAACGAAACGTGGGAGCATCGATCTGCGTGGGAATGACACCTGAGAAATTGTCCTTGTGATAGCTCCATTTGATCGGCGGCTGGATGATCGACTCCATCGGAAGCGCGGCGGCGATTTCGGCATCATGCACGGGAATCACCGTGGCGGTCGATTGGAAATCTTGGAGCGTGACGTGCTCCATCCAGTTGATGTTGTTGATGCCCTGCCCGCCGTCCGCAGCCAAACCTCCCACAGCCGTGTATTGAAGCGAAGTCGTAGTCGGCACTGCTGTGATCACCGTGGTGATGTTGTAGCCCGCCTGGAGCGCCCCCGATACTGTGATCGTATCCCCAACCCTTGGCTGAGTGATCCCCGCAGGCCAGCCCGTGGGAGCGAAATCGTTGAATGTGGCTGTGACTGTGGTCCCTGCTTCGGTGAGTCCCGCACCGTTTGTCGAAGTCTGCGCGTTTACCATCAAGGCGTACTTGCCGAGCGAAACGATGTTGCAGCCCGAAACGATGTAGTCTTGCTGGTAAGGGATGGTGGTGAAGACACCGATAGCATTCTTGTTGAACCGCCAGGCGTAAGGAGCCGAAAGCAATTGCTGCAGAGTATCGTTGCAGATGTCGAGCGCGGGCTGGTTGGCGATGCCACCAACACCGACCAAAGGTTTCATACCCTTGGACGTCTGCACCGTCTGAACGACTGACAGCAGGCTGATGGTGCTGGGCATTAGGCGGGATTGCCGGCGAAGACTGCGCCGGTCATGAAGTCATTGGCGGCGACCGTCTGCGGGACGGCGATCATCTTCTGATACCAGCCCTTCATGGCCGCGGGATCGGCGAGTTCGGCCTCGACAGGTGAAAAGAAGCAGCCACACCCCATGCAGGTTCCCCGGGTGATTCCGTCAGATTGTGTTGCCCAGGCAATCCTTGAGGTCCCCGAATACGGATGGCTCCGCATGTGCGAGCAGCGCTTCCACTTCTCGACTTCCGCCTGGCGCGTCTCAATGAGTTGCGCTTGCATGCGCTTGCGATGCTTCTCCTTGAGCGCGTTCTTTTCCTTGTTCTTGACCTCTTCGGCCGCAGCAAAGCCCGCGGCAATGATCTGGCCAAGCTTCAGGATGGTTTCTTCCGAGAAGTCAGGAGCGGGCCTTGGCTTTGGTCCGGGCTTCTTCCTCGGCTGAACTTCCACTTCATCCATGTACTCCTCCTAGATTGCTAATTCTTTACCGCATTCCCGACAACGAATTAGAACATGCCAATCACATTGAATCATGCCGGGAGTTGTAAAACAGAATCCTGGACAAGATGAAGCATGTTCAATGCGTATCAACTCATAACCCGCAAGCCCAAGTCGATGCCTGATCCAATGCAATAGCCGCTTCATGGTACGTCGAGAAAAAGGGTTAAAGTGCCTTCCCCGGAACAGTTATTCGGGTAGTTGTGGATGGTCTTTACGATCTTGACGAGCGTTCCATCACTCTTGCGGCACTCGATCTTGAGACCGTCGAGAGTCTCGACAATCAGTTGAGGAACATCCTGCTCGATTTCGTTCCAGACAAGTTTCATTAGAATTGTGTAGCGATAACGTCGGTGGCAGCTGGTGTTTGCGCAGCGATCGTGGAGTTGATCACTTTGAACGAGATGCGCGGATGGTTCCCTGCAGCATAACTGCCTGCTGCCGGAGCGATCAGAGATGCTTCTCCAAGCGATACCCCAGTGAGAAGCGTCACCCCTGCGGGCAATGAGACATCCACAGGCCCATTGCCCTTGAATTGGAAATCGACCGTTACGGTAATGATGCTGGTGGTGTTTGCGGGAATCGCTACGTTTGGGATGGCGCCGGGGAAATACTGGATGCTGTGTTCGGAACCGACAGTTCGGGTCCAGTTGGATTTGTTGAAGGTCATGCGATCTCCTTAGACTCCGTTGATGTTCGATACGATGATGCGGGAACCCGATGGAATCGTGCCCGCAGCCGCCGCATCCGCCGCAACCGTCAGGGTGAGAGTCGTCCCTGACAAGGTAGCGGTTCTGAGCCCGATCCCTGTGCCCCAGGCGTTCACTCCATTCTGGATCGCCGTTGAGCCTGCAAGCAAGCAGGTCGCGGTAATAGGCAGAGTCGAAATGACGGGGCTGTTCGACGGGATCGTGACCGTGAAAGCGGTTTCCGCATTGGCCGTAACCGTCGCAGCGCCCGTCAGTGCGATCTCGAGCCACCCGCCCGCAGCAGAAGCCTGGCTGTTTGTAACCGTGTTCGCCGTAAGTGCTGGCATTGATTTCTCCTTAGTTGAATTGCCCGGTCGCAAGCGACCAGTTCTTGCCGCGCAAGTCTCCCAAGGAAACATAGCCGCCGAAATGCTCGGCAACCTGCTTCATCGAGAGCACTTTTTGCTGCACAAGCCTTTGTAAAACCACGCCGCGCCATCCCGGTGTGTAACCGTCGCGGGTCGGCAAATCCGCCCGATCGGTCTTCATAATCGTCCATTCCGGCATCCAGCCAAGACGGAATGCGGCATTGAGCGACTTCTTTTCCTTGCCTTGTCTCAAATAGAACGCTCCGCAGCCCTTGTAAGATACAGAATCCTCGTAGATCAGGTTCTTGTTGAGCTTCAAAACCTTCCTGATGAAGTCGCTTGAGAGCATCAGCTTGCCCATGCGTTTCTCGGCTTGCTTGAAGTCTTCCTGGCCGGGATAACGGTTCCGCTCGAGAACCTTATCCGTTTCCTCGTACATACGCGCAAGCAGGTCGCCCGAGTGGATGTCTTCAGATGCTAGACCGCCTTTCGCCCAAGTGCTTTTCTGGTTACGCTTGACGCGCTCTTTCCTGCCGAGCGGCTTGGGCTTCTTTTTGACGCTCCAGCCGTAACAAGAAACCTTGGTGTACTTGTTCGCAAGCTCGATCATGCGTCTACGGTTGCTTTTGCTCCTCTCAGAACTTTGATTCGCGGTCCTTCTCGGGCAAGATAAACAGATGCAACTCCACCTGGCTCAAGAGGGGTTTGATCGTAGGCGGTAGAGAATGCCATCGCACCGAGCATTTCCCAGATGACCTGGATGGATGAACCATGCAGAACGAGGAGAATCGGCCCGGATTCGAGTGCCATTGTCCAATAATGCGAGAATGCACGCTTGATCTGCTCGACGTAACTCCGCCAACTTTGACCACCCACGGGGATAGTGTCAGGCTGGGATTTGAGCATTCGTATCGTGTCTTTGTTCGCTTCAATGCTTCTTCCCTCCAGATCAGAGCCGACATCCCAGCTTCTCAGCTCCGTGTCCACTCCCATATGGAAGTCTTTTGCCGCCGCGATCGGCTGTAGCGTTTGCTTCGTCCGATCGAGATCGTCGGTGAACCCGGCGGCAACGTACTTGTCATTGAATAATTCGGCAAGTTCAGCGGCCTGCCTCTCCCCGTCTTCGTCCAGGCTGTCATTCAGCAGACCGCGCATCCTGCCTTCTTTGTCGCGCTTGACTTCGGCATGGCGGGCAAGATAAAGAATCGGCTCGCCAATCCTATCTGTGACCGCCATGCTTCCTTACTTTTCTTCGCTTTCTTCCGTCTTTTCTTCTGACTTTTTTTTTGACTTCTTCGCCTGCTTGCAGCCGTGATCGAAGTTGGCAGTCATGCCTTCTCCGTACTCGACTTCGTACGTCTCGCCGCAATCAGGACAGACTCTGGTCATTGTGTATGGCATACGACCTCACTAGGAAATGCAAGCCTCAGCTGATCGAGGCTTCGGTCTTAAGCTGCCTAAATCTCGGGTGAAGTGAAGCAGCTTGAGGGACTCTCAACGCGGCGTACTTGAAATTGTACGCAACGCTTGCCCCCACGACTCTTGCCGGGTCAGCGGCTGAGGGTTCCCAGTTCCTTACGATCATCTGGTAATTGCGCTGCTCGGGGATTTCCGTTGCTCCCAAGGAAATCGAGAACACCGCATCCTGCCCGATGACGTAAGTGGCAAAGCCGGTTTTGCCAGCCGATGGGAAGTTCGCAAAGGTTGAGGTGGTGGTCGTTTCGATGAAGCGAATGCCGGAAATGTCGATCACGCGGTAGCCTTGCACGCCGCGCTGCAACTCTTCCGAGCCTTCCTTGTGGTACTTCATCACGTCGATGACGCCGCCAGCGGTGTTGTCGTTCATCAGGTCGAAAGCGACGAACGGATGGATGATGCCCGGGAACATGCCGTCCGACATCGGACGCACGTCGGCACCGCGCAGCGAGAAAACCATCTGCCTGACAAGCGAAGCGGAAGCGAACTCGTTGTCTACGCCGGAGATGACGATGGTTGCATCGCCAGTAGCCTCAGCCTCGAATTCCGTTCTGGCAAGCGTGTTGGCGGTGGTTGCGGCGCGGAAGCCCATTTCCGCCGCAGTGTTTTCGACGATGGGATCGATGGCTGTCTCAACCAGGATGTCCGAGAACGAGGCAAAGTCGAAGAACTGCCCGACCGTCACGTTGCGGACCGAAGTGGTTGGGTTGATGCCTGTGCCGACCGTGCCTTCCGTGCCGGGAGTGGTGTTTGCGGCAAGAAGGTCGTAGCCGTAAAGCTGAATCGTTCGGCCGTTGCGGTCAGGCAGTTTGCGGCGACTAGTCACCGCGACGAATGGCAAGTTTGGCTTGAGGTTCTCGACTGCAACTCGATCGTAGTAAATCGCGGCTAAGTGACTCAAACCAGCGGTACTTGTGAGAACTGACGCCGGCTGGTATGCCAATTATATCCTCCTAAATACACCCCAAGCATCCAGCTTGGGATGCAGTGAATTTTAGGCCGATGCCCAGTCTGCTCAAGACCGGGGGCGTACCCGCCTAGGTGCCACCACGGGCTTCTTTGAGCTTGCGCTGGATTACAGCGCGAGCGTCGTCGAGAGACCCGCTGTTGATGGTCCTGACTTCCTCGTTGCTCAACCCGCTTCTCCGGGCCTCTGCGGCCGGAGCTGGCCGCGAAGGAGGAGATA